CCAGTTGGACAGATTGGTATAGGTTTATTAGCCCCTGGTTTTAATTTAAATCCCGCTGTAGCATCAGGCATCGCAGGATTACTTGGTGGGGATAAGCCTGAAAACATAGCTAAGAATCTTGGTATAACTGCCTTATTAGGTGGCGTCACTGCAGGCCCAGGTAAAACATTTTCTCAAGGTGTGATGGACACTTTTAGAACACCCACTGACAAAATAGGTGTGTCTATGGCCGATGCTGAAGATATTAAAGAGTTAATGAGCGTACCAGGAGGTTTTGGTGGTGGTATCTCAGATTTAATTACTGGTGCTCCTGGTAAGATTTTAGATTTTATAATTAAAAATCCTGTAAAAGCAGCAGAGCTTGGTTTATTAGCTACTGCTTTTGTACAAGGACAGGATGATCCTAGAATGATAGATGTAGATCCAACAGGCATATCTGGTATCGAAGACCTAAGAAAAAGTTACAGAGAAGATTTAGAAAAAAGTAAATTTCAAAACGCATCAGGCGGCATAGCAGGCT